AACCATGGTATCTACCACTAAACCATTGATATTTAAGCCTAATTTACGTATCCAACATACGTCGTACATAGCGTTATGAAATATTTTTGTAGCAGGGCAATTTAAAATATCTTTAAACCATTCTAAAGTTTTTTCTCGATTAGAGTTTGGTCCTTCAGCGTGAGCAATAGGAAAATACCACGAACCATTTTCGACAGCTACAGCTATTCCAACAACTTCTCCTCGTCCTACAACTGCACCTGATCCTAATGACTTTAAATATGTATCTTTAGTTTCTAAGTCTATAGCTATCTCAGGATAGTCTCTCAAGTCTGGGTACTCTTTGTGCATTACCCATTCCGTTTGAGCTTGCATGTAAGTTGGTAGCTTCATATTTTTTCCTTCCGTTTACTTGTCGCTCATCAGTATGTTCATTCGCTTGTTTAAGACACTCATCAGCTTCTTTTATAAATCCATTTTTTCTTAGCCATTCTGCATGAATAGTTAATATATTATTTCCGTCTTCCATCTTTCATTTTAAGTAGTTCGAGTTGGCAATAGTGTATTATTTTTTTAATGTCTTCTACCCCTCCTTTTCGTTGATACCTGCAAACGTATTTTATAACGTTCCCCTGAAAAAATGATAAATCATTTTTTGAAATAAACTCGTAAGGCTGAATAGGAAACTTAGTATAGTGATTCCCTCCGACCTGAGTATATTGTGGAAACGCTTCATCTAATATATCTTTACTTGTCATGTGTTCCTCCTTTTATAGCAAAATTTATACCAAGTGATACTCTTTCACATTTAGATTTATGTGGGTTAACTGTGTGTTTTAATCCGTAAGGAAATATATAAAATTCTCCAGTTATAGGTTTTCCAGAAATGTATGAAGTAAAATAAGGATTGCTCTCTCCATATAAAAAAATAATTGAACCAGGTCCATCAGTTGTGCCCTGATGTTCTATCATTTCTTTTTGTAATTTTTTAGGAATATCAACATATAATACAGCAGAAAAATCACATTGAGTGTGAGTATGAACAGGATTGTAATCACCTGGTTGCATATAGTTTACCCAACATTGTTTAACACGTATTTCATTTACAGGTCTATTGTACCAATTAACATAGGCCTCTCTAAATGCTACCATGTAAGGTTCTAATATTTTATTTAATTTAATTTTATCAATACGATATTCATGTTTAATATCACCAGCTAAATTTTTTACATGTGATTTTTTAGAATCTTTTTTACAAAGACCTTTAACTTTTTTTAAATCATTCTCAATAAGTTTAGTTTTAAAAAGTAATGGACCCCAATAATAAAAATTATACTTAATCATAGTTTATATTCCTTTATTACTTTTTTAGCTTTTAATTTATATAGGTTATTTCTTGCTCTAGATATGCCCACATACCACACTCTATGCTCTTCGTCTTGTTTGTCAATACTTTGTTTAATTCCTTTCTGAACTTTACCGCTTTGATGCAATGATAAAATTACGTTATCTTCTTCACCACCCTTTGCTGCATGAATTGTAGAAACAAATATCCTTGCTTTACCACTTAATTTTTCACCTGCTGCTAACATGTTTCTAATATATAAAACTTCTTTGTGTGGAGCTGCAGTAAATACATCATACCATTCTTTATCTTTATTCCAAAATTTTGCATTGGGTATGTAATCTTTAATATCTTCTATTTCTGCTGCTTCTAATTCATCATCTATTTTCCATTTTGTATAAGCTACTGCAGCGTTATAGATTCCAACTGTAAAACTTTTACCCTTGTTACTTTGATAATATAAATTTTTACGTCGGAGTTCTTCCATAATTGTCAGCAAATTACTTTTAGTCCTAGATAAAATTAACCAGTTACCTTCGTGTAAATTAACCTGACCTAAATTATTTATGTGTTGTGCTGATCCTTCTATGGGTCTAGGTAAATATTTTTTATGTTTCCTGATGCCTGCTATACGGCTAATAGGTATTTCAGATTGTTGTTGTACAGCTTTTGATATACGTCTCGAATATTTTAATACTATCTCTCTCGCAGGTTCAGTTATAAATCTATCAACATCAGCTCCCGCCCAAGCATAAATAGCTTGGTCATCATCACCAGCTAGATACAAATGTTCAGTTTTAGTCTTTAATATATCAACCAGTTTCCATTGTAGAGGAGATAGGTCCTGTGCTTCATCTATAAATATAGCTTTTAATTTTGGTATCTTGTCTTCTTTTTCAATTAACGTTTTAATTAAATCGTTAAAGTCCATAAGTTCGTTTACTTTTTTATAGTCTTTTAAATATCTAGAAATATTTTTTAGTGGTCCCCAATCAATAACTTTTCTATCATGTTCGTTTCTATTATATAATTCCCTTATATCTATATCCAGATTAATAGCTTTACCTATCATTTGAAAATATGGATTGTTACAAGTTAAATAATGTGTCTGTTCTTCGTTATATTTATCAGAGAAGTTTACACGTATACCTAATTTTTTTCCTATCTCCTCGTAATTGTAAGGCTGCATAATCTGCTCTTCGTTCATTCCTAAGAGATGAAAACAAAACGCGTGGATAGTTTGGAAGTATGGAACTGTTTTTTCCGATACTCCCACCCTATCACGCGCTACCCCAGAGGCTTTTTTAGTGAAAGCAAAATATCCAATCTGGTGATATGGAGTACCAGTTCGAACATATGCTTTTACCCTTTGAAGTAATCTGTAAGTCTTACCTGTTCCAGGTGGACCGAATATTTTAGTCAGTTTTGCCATTGATATATTTTTTTAATTCCTTGTCTTGTACGTTGTCAGGTATCTCGTTCTTGTAAAATATTCTGTAGCTATCGCTGCCATACTTACCGATACCAAATAGTTGTGTTGCGTCTTCACCATCCCATTTTAAATAGTCTTCAGACATCCTCCAGATCCTCTGAGATCGTACATATTTCATACCTAATTCTTGCAAAAGTGTTGCAATTACTTGGGTATTTGACTGCAATAATGCACTCGGATTCGGAAACTTTTCAAAGAAAGATGGTAAAACTTTTTTTACTTTCTTACGCCCTGTTTGATTTAAACAGATGACAGCCACCATGTGTTGCCATCTGTTAGCCACCTGTTGTTGAACCATTAGATCATCACGCATCGGTCTTACCATTTGCTTTTTGAAATGTATCTATTAGCTTTCCTTTATAACCCATAGTGCCGTAGTGAGTTGTTTCGCCATCTACCACAGCATGAAATTTAAATCCAGCTTCTCTTGCTAGATCACAAAACTTTACATCTTCACCTATCCAGAAGCCATCTTTAAATTCTGTTTCCCAAAAATTATAAAGATACTTCGCTGCATCTTCTGATATGGAACTGTAGTTTTTTATGTGTAACTCAGGATGTTTAGCCATGAGCTGCTCATAAACTTTTCTGTGTATTAAAGTTAAACCTGCGGGTCCTCTTTTTATTTCTGTGACACCCTTACCATCTATGCTTACATTTTTATGATCTTCAAAATTAACTGAATACTTAACAGAGTTGTCTTGTGTTTTCTTTCTATATGGGCAGCATATAAAATCTTTTTCGGATATGATCATTCTTCCAACTACGTCAGGTTCAAATGCCACATCAGCATCTACAAACAATTGATAATCAAAACCTGATTGTAAAAATAATGCTGTTAATACATTTCTACCATACCCAATGTATGGGCATTTAAATGTATTTATTGTTGTTTTTATTTTAGCTTTGGTAAATTTATCAAATAATTTTAATAATGATAAACATGTATCCACATGCATTTGATCATACGCAGGTAATGATATGCATATGCTTGGTACTCTTTTCGTCATACTATCTCCTTTTTGTCTTCTATTTCTAGTTTTTCGTCTGGTGTTTCTTCTCTTTCTAATCCCTCTACCGGTAGTTTTAATACTCTAAGTTGTGGAAAAGATTCTTTATTATCGCCTTTGGGAAATCTTTTTTTACAATCAAAGTCCCCTTTGAAGTGTTGGCGAATCAAGTGAGCTGTCCTATCTCTCTTTTGAGTCCAGTCACCTCGTTTAAGTTCTTCATAAAATTTTTGAAATATAAAATAGTAATGCTCATCTTCTATTAATACTGATCCACTTTCAAAGGCAGTGTTAGTAGTTGCCTCTGGTCCGTTTACATATTCTATCAAAGCCTCTTTTAAAATTTCTATAGGATTAGTTCCTATAGGTGGTGGCATATCTTTTTTGGTGGCCCACAATCCTTCAAGAATTTTTTGAAACTCATTCTGTTTTATAATTGGTGGAAAGATACTTGTGCTATCTGCAACTAACTTACGCATTTGTTTTACTTCATCCATACGACTTATGTTTTTTGCGTGCACTTGCACCACATCGTTGTTACCAAGTTCTACATCAAAAAAATATTCTGGTTCAGGTCTGTAAGTTATTTTAATTAAATTAGATAATTGTGGCCAGTGTGTATCTCTATTACTTCCTATACCAAATTTTCTTTTAATACACACACCCTTTGCACAATAAGCAGAGATAGGTAAATCATAACAAGTATGCCCTGCAGTATCTTTTTTCCAAAATTTTATTTTTTCTTTTACTTTCTCATCACCCCATATTTCATCGTATTGTATGTAATCTCTAGCTGCTTGTAATACTTTTTTATCCCAAGACTCTGGATATTTCTTTTTAGAAAAGACCATGTAGTTAAATAAAAATCTATCTCTTTCATCTTTTAATTTGGTGCCTGATTCCTGTACCTCTTTACAGATAACCTGTAAGCATGGTGGTCCGTCTTTTAGATCCTCAGGTCCACCTTTTAATTCATCGTTTACTTTTTTATTTATTAATTCTTTTAAAGAGTCTTTTGTTTGTAAATTAACTTTGACGACTTCTAAGAAGTCTTTGTATTCTATGTGGCTGCCATCAGGTTTAAGAGCTCTACGCTCTGTAGTCTTAAAGTAGGGTAAGTTTATAAAACTACCTACCGTTTTTTCTCCATTTTGATTTTTACCTAGTTTAGTTTGTTTAGGATAGATTTCAGTCTTAGATGATAAACCAAATAAAAATAATAAATTTTGTAATACTTCTCTTATTAATGTTGCAGGAACTTTTTCTTTTGTAAAAATATATACATGCAGTCCACCACTTTTAGATTTAATTGGTATGACAGGTAATTTTTTATCTTCTATAACTTTTAAAAATTTACCTAGGTTGTAATCAGAATAATCTTTTGGATCTACATCTATTGCTCCAAACGAACAGGTACCCTCATCATCACAGGGTTGTAGTCCTATTGATACTTTGCCATCTAAATGTTTTTGATAATCTTCGTCTGATATTTCTCTGTGAGCCCAGCCATAATCGCCTGGGTCTATCTTTAATTTACCTGTGTTCTCATCTATGTAGCCGTTGTCTACGTTACAAAAACCAAAGTCTCGTGTTAATCCTGTAAAATACTTTTTAAATTCTTCCATATCTTTATTAAGGGCGCTTCCACTCTCGCTTCCACGCCCTTCTCGCAAGTGTTACTCCACGGTAACTCTATTATACGATGTCTCCAGTATTTTTAGGCGCATCATATTTTGGTTTAGCTGCACCTTTCGATACAGTTTTTTGAAGTTGTTGTGCAACTTCATAAATAGATGCATCGTCTTTATTACTGACATCAAGATTTCTTACTCTTGATGGTTTGTAGACATGCCAGCTTTTACTGCCCGCAGTTCTGCCAACAGTTTTTAAATTATAAACTGCTGCATAAGATGCAGGATTAAAAGAACCTTTGTCATCTGAGAATCTAAGATTCTTAATCAGATTGTTTAGTTCTCTAGCTGGAGAAAGATTTGACGATCTCATTGGGATAACCGCTGGTTTAACTTCACCATCTACCATTGCCAATACATAGAAGTACGCAGTCTTCTCAACATAGTTACCATTTGGTAATCTATATCTACCATTCTTTTCTTCTTTAGCGTCAGCTGGAATATCGATGTGAGTTCCAACAGGAGCAGAAGCACTATCGCCTCTCTCTTGCCATTCAGGATATCTAGTCTGTGCGTGAGCTATCACCACATCTAGACCCTTATCGCTCTCAATGAGAGATCCAAAACCTGATGAATATATCATCCCTGGTTTTGCACCCGCTACGTGTTTAGCGTCTCTCTCATTACACTCTGGAGAAAGTTGATGTAGGATCTTTAAGATCGGAGTTGAAACATCGTCCGACTTAATTTCCTCTGCACCTTTACCAGAGTCTGCTCTGAGATTGATTGTTGCCAACGCACCTGCATTGGTCTTTGTTGCTACTTGACTATCCATATATCCTCCTATTGATTTGTTAGTCTATTGTTTTGGTTTGTTTTTAATTTGCGTTTGATTCTTTTCAAACGTGTTAAATAACTCCGGAGGAATTTTTCCACCACGTGTATGGAAGTCCTCCAAAGTTAATCTAAGAGTTGCAGCATGAACTGAAACTTTTTGTTCCGGTTCATAACCTTGTCCTCTTGCAAGGGTAGCATAAGCCATAGCCTTGTTATCTTCAGCTTTGCCAAACCGAACTGTGATTTCATTTTTCACAATATCGCCTAGGCCAGCAGTACGAAGCCAGTCATACGCTTCTTCTTTTTTATCAGCTTTGATTGAAGCGAAATATTTATTGCCAACAGATATTTCAGATCCATCTGCTAGCTTCATAGATTTTAAATTTAATTCTGCCATCAGGTCAGGAATTACAACGCCGCTTATATAATTTTCATTGTTCTTTAATTCTTTTATTTCATTTTCTTTGTTAAGAATTTCTTGCTGAACAGCTTGTAGTTTGGAAATCTCTTCCGAGATTTTTGTTGGGTTTACTTGTGACACCTGAGAAGGTGCATCTTGTCTGAGATTAATGTCTTTCATGTTTACTCCTTATTGTTTTATTAATCTAATCTTAGTTTACTAAAAACAATATAGAGATAAATTTTTTGTTGTCAACTTATTTGTGATGAATATTTATTTCTATTGGATAATAAGTTTTTTCTTGACGGTCCCACTTTAATAATTTGTATCTACCATTAGTTGTGTCTGCCACAATTGAACATACTACACCTATGATTGCAGGATCCCCTGATAACAAAAGATAATCGTGTGACGTGTAGTTTTTTAGAAGGGTTCTAAGTTTGTGAATTAAGGGACCTGGAGATAAAATCATTTGCGAAAATTCTGGAAGCATTGTCACGATCTCGCCATATTTCTGTGCACCTAAAATGTTATATTTAGGTTCACCTTTTGCAGTTCCTGGTATTTCTTGAATCAAATAAACCTTTGATTTATGTTTTGTGGGATGATCTGATATTCTCATATTGACTTTTTCTCTTTTATCCTATATATACCTTTTTAGAAAGATAAGTAAATGATAAACTATAAATTTAAATCTAAGCCTTATGCGCATCAGCTCAAAGCTTTAGAACGTTCTTGGGATAAAGAAAACTTTGCCTATTTTATGGAAATGGGTACAGGTAAATCTAAAGTGTTAATAGATAACTGCGCTATGCTTTATGACAAAGGCGATATAAATGGGCTACTTTTAATAGCTCCAAAAGGTGTATATAAAAACTGGTACGAGTCTGAAATTCCTAAACACCTACCAGACCATATTGAAAAGAAAATGGTATTGTGGAAAAGCTCTGACAAATCAGGTGAGCAAGTAAAAAAATTAAATGTTTTATTTGAAACAGGGACAGACCTCCATGTGTTAATTATGAATGTCGAAGCTTTCTCTTACGACTTTGGAAAAGAATTTGCTCGTAGATTTTTGTCATCACATAAAGCGATGATGGCTATAGATGAATCTACAACAATCAAAACTCCTACAGCCAAAAGAACTAGAAATATAGTTAAGCTACGTGAGCATGCTAAATACAGAAGAATCTTAACCGGTTCTCCTGTCACTA